TCTTCTTTAAAATCTACCATCTTGCCTACTGCTACTGGCTGATGCATTTCTCTAATGTTTCCACGAAACTTTGCAAATGCTGCCATTGATGCTTCTGCAGTTACAATATCATCTTGCTTATCAACATTGTCAAGGGATGCAAAACCAGAGACTACTCTGCGTTCTTTGTCTACCTTGGTTAGTGGCATAGATAGACGAATATTATCGCCATCTGAATTCCAATGCGCTTTTGATATAATCATGGTTATTCTATTATATACCCTTTTTTATTGAAGTATCACTATTTGGACAAATCGGACACGTCATCAGATTTACGACCTTCGCCCTTTGGATTTCTTCCACTTACTGTGGCTGATCCATCAGACTGGTTATTAGTTCTTTCAGTGTCCCGTGCTCGATTGGCATTATCGTTTGCTGCTTGTTCTGGCTTTGGATCAAACGGTTCATTTCCGCCCTCAATCTGAGGAAGACCAAGAAGTTCTCTTCCTTCATTTGGCATCATAACCTGAGTCTTAACAAGTCGCTCAATAATCTGTGACTGAGCAATCTCATCTGTAAGTGTAAGTTCATTAAACTTAAACTCCAGAATATCTGTTTTTTCTTTTACGATCTTATTGATCATCTTCTCAAGATTTCTTTGCGCTGGTCTTGCAACCTGCTCCTTGAATGTACGATCTTGAGATAAGGCTGCAGCGATGGCTGCTGAATCAGAGCCGCCAATCTTAGAAAGAGGTACCTGGTGTGCAACAAGAATATCATCTCTGTTTTGCTTACGATACTCTTTAAACGATGCTTCCTGAATTCCGTTTTCTACAGGGTCCATCTTAAACTCTACCTTATTGGTATCTGAATCACCAGGTAGAGGAATATAAAGAGTTCTATGGTTTTGACCTTTAAGTCCAGTCTGTAAGAATCTAAACATCTTGTCTTCTGCTTCAGCAGATAACTTTGCACCCTTTAATGTTACAACATATCTTGGAGTTGCTTTGTTTTGGAAGTAGTCAATATTGTATTGTGATGCAAGTTGATCTCCATGAAGTGATCCGATTGCAGACATAATATCTGGGACACCATAAAAAGTATTTAGTGGTGAATATTCTTTAAAGTGAATAATCTCATTTGGTCGAGCATCTGTTCCAAGTGGATTAGGATTGGTTGCTCCAAAGTTACGGAAGTAGACTACCTTGTTTGCAATTACTTGAACAAAGCCATCACGAAGACGACGAACACGCATTGTTGTAGATGGGATGTGCCCAACATATCCAATATCACCACGAACTGTTCTACCAACTTCTAGGTAACCATTTCCAGTTGCCTGTAGGTCAGTAAACACCTTTTCCATTGTTGTGGTAAATGAGTCTTCTGTGTTTAGCGATTCTAGCCACTCTGTTAATTCAATTTTTGCTCTTTCAATTCTCTTACGTGCATTTTCTGCAGTCTTTGGTTCTGATGCTTCTAACTTAAGCATTGTTCTTTGAGATACCTTAAACTCATAACCTAGCCCAACAATATTTTCTACTTTGGCATCAATGGCTGCATGGTTTGCAAATGATGTGTCATAAAAACTTGCAAGTTCGTAAAGATTCCATGGTGGAGTAATTACATCGAATAATCCGTAAGCATTTCTAAAAACAGTTCCTGAATTAATTTCTTTAGACTTTGCTCCATCACGACCTGTACTCTCTGCTCGTGAACTATCAATATATCCTTGTGTTGCTTCTCCCTTAATTAATCGAGATGTTCTTCTTTTAAAGTTTGCGTCAAGTCCTTGAAGATCTTTAACTACATCCCAAGACTGATTAAATGGATCTTGCTTTGTAAATGTATCATCTTCTGGGAGTGGACTGTCTGTCTTTGCTCTAATAAAAAATTCTTTTTCTTCACTCATTAGTCATCACTTCCATACTTAGCGATAGTATCCTTTGCTGCTTGAACAGCACCAAGGTCGTTCATAGAAGGAATTAAACCTTCTGCTAGTCTTTGCTTTTGCTCTGAGTATTCTTCTTCTGAAATTCTTGTTAGTCCTGGAACAAAGATGCATTCGCCATCTCCCTCATCCCCGTAATATTTTGCAGCCTCTTTTAGTTTTGATATCTGCATAATGTCGCCCTTCATGGACTCAATATTTAAAACAGATCCTGTTCCGTCTGTAAACCACTTTCCATTAGCCTTTTTGTATACATAAAGACCCCAGTCGTAGTGCTTTTCAATAACTCTTGCACGAGACTCTCCCACCTGCCCTTTCATTTTGGGCAGTGACTTCTTCTTTTTGCGTGGATCTTGAGGATTCATATCAATAAGTATACCACATTAGACGGCACTTGACGTTATTTGTTTCGAAGTAATACCTTTATATACAGAATATTCATACCCATTAACCGTAAATACCTTGTCAGTATCAATAATAATCTTATTAGTTCCTGTATAACTCTTATAAATTGTTGAAGGATCTACTCCATAATAACTTGTTGATGACAAAATCAAAACGCCACCCCAAACAAAAGAAGAGGTCTTCCAGTCATCCCACTCTAAGTTGAGAGGTAGAGAGTACTTAACTCCAAACCATGGTCGTAGATCAACTCTTTGAACTTCTTGTAAATTTGTTGACTGGTAATATGATATTGTGTTAAAGGTTATTGGTCCATTTAGGTTAATCGATCCAACCCTATTGCCAAAGTCTAATAGATTTGGAAAAGATACCCCTAAAAATCCCCACTCTTTTACAGTTATTACTGGCTCTTTTACAAGTTTTCCATTCCAATAAAAACCTATTCCATCTTCTAGTTTTCCAGTTTTTACGTTTATAGCGTAAATCTTGGCTCTTTCTCCACTTGGATGAATTGCTACCATATAAAATTTTATATGAGTATCCTTTGATTGAATCTCAAAAATCTCTGTTGAAGCATATGGAAAGGCATCTTGGTCATATCGAACTGCCATTTGCATAGCCATAACTTTATAGTTGGTTGACATTTCTTTATTTATTGGAATAGAAAGACCACGATTAACAACTGGATCATATGATCCCTTCAACTCTATTCCAGTGTATCTTGTTAGATATAGGTATGGAGAACTACCTTTATATATTGAAAAAGGATTTCTTTCTTTATAGTCATAGTAAAATCCTGACTTCTTGTATGGGTATATCTCATTGCCAAACCTTGTTCCAATTGGGTTTGGAGATGTTGAGTTAAATGCTTGAGAAGCATATTCAAGGTTTCTGACTTTAACTCTATTATGAATAATTCCTTTTACATTAAAATCTAAATGTGTGACAAGGGCAAGATCTAAAACTCGAACATCTTTTGGTGGATAAATAATCATGTTGTTTACTACTTCATATTTTGTGTTCATCCAGTTGTCACCTGGAACAACAATTGAATCATTAGATGGTTTCTCTACATTAACAAAGTTTGATTCTGAAAGGTTTGCCCCATTTACTATATACTGGAATGTTACGTAAGACTTAACTAAAGAACTTGAAGTGTCATATTTGTAATTTTTTAATGCTTTATTTTTTAAATCATTATAATCTAAAAATCCAGTAAACAATTGATTATCTAAAGACTCGTAGGTCCTTTGAATTGGAACACCATATTCATCTGCTAGTTCTTTATAGGTCCAACTCCCAGTTTGCTCTTCTTCTACAAATATTGAAGGTGCTGGATAGTTAATGTTAAACTGAATTAAATCAAGGTCGTAGTAGGAACTATTTTTTTCATCTTTAACAAACTGAGAAAAGTATGTTAATGGAATATAATCTTCCCAATACCCCTGTATGTCAATATCTAGTGTGTAGTTATTAAAGTATACAGATGGAGACAGAGTGTAACTTGCAGTGTGATCTTGAAACCTATCTAGGGTGTATGAGACAACTCCTCCTGAGTCAATTATCTGATCCCACTCTGCGCTATTTGTTCCAAAATAATTGTCTGTAGAATTATAGGCTACGTCTACAGTTTCTGAATATAATTCAAAAACATTTTCATCATTTACTGGAATACCTCGTTCATTAAACAAATACTCAATCTTTTTATTATTTCTTGCTGTACAGAAACCAACCTTATAAATTTTGCCAGTAAATGTTTGTGTCAGGTCTCGTCTTCCACCTATGTAAAACTTTAATGTATTTATGTTACCAAAAAAGGATGCAACGTTTCCTCCAAAATATTTTGATACTTTATCAATATCTATACCAGCAGCAAACATTTCTTCTAAGGCTATACCAGTAAATGGGTCTTCGCCTGACCAAGAAAATGTTGCAAGAATTTCTTCTGTATCTCTATAATTTAATTTATAAACTATATCTTTATTTTGTGTGGATATTTCAAAATAATCCGAAGAGTTTTCTGATTCTACTCTAAACAAAGTCTGTGTTTGAGTTGGCTCCTCTAAAAATTTAAAGGAACCATAAAAAGATCTAATTCTTTGATTCAAAAAGTTTAAGTTATCAAAGTACATATATCCGCTTGAAACAGAATCAAAAGAGAAGAACCTGTCTGACTCATTTTGAATTTCTCCAAGATCAGAATATAACTGACTAATACTTGAAGAGCCTAATACTATTTCTGGAAGTTTATAGTCTGGAGTACATAAAAGGTTATTTTCAACACTTAAGTTGTCAACAACTCCCTGGCTCCATTTTCCTATATTTGGATATGAATAATTACTAGTATAGTCTGCAAAAGGATAATCGATATACACTGATGATCCGCTATATGCTTGATTAATCCCTTCTGGAAATTCAACACCTTGTCCATATACAAATCTTTTTTTAGCAAGAGCAATTGGAACAATATATGTGTAGATAGCAACGCAATCAATTTCTATCGGAGAGACATCCTCATAAGCATAAAATCCTATCCAGTCTTGTTCTTTTCCATTTAAAATGCTTTTTGGGAATGTCAGATCTGATGTCAAGTAATTCAAAAAGAGCACTTCTTCTCCATTTATAAGAAGAGATGCATTATTTTCAGAAATTCTTATATGAACAAGTATTGGTCTTGTCCACTCCCCAACATAGTAAGACCCTGAGTTATTTCCAATTTTTAAAATCATAAAAGGACCTTCTACGTAAAGTCCATCTGTAGATGCAATAGGTCCAACAATTCTTTTCTTTGTAACTGAGTCAGAATTAATTCTCATCCATGCTTCAAAAGTATACTCTTTGTATTGTCCCACCTCAGATAAAAATCCAAGTCCTGGAATTATAAGGGATGGTAAATTATCGTTGGGTAAAAGTTTTGTTAAATTTGATGCACCATAAACAAGCGGAATTCCTGTATTTTTTGCCATAAGGCTATTATCTTTAACCATATAATATCCTTTGTTTTCTTGAAGACCATAAGCGTCTGCTTCAATTGCAAAAGATTCAGGTAAGGAAATTGTTGATGGAAGTGAAATTTGTTGTACACCAAGTGAGGAAGAGTTAAATTCTTCACACCACTGACCAACAGTAATTCCATTTACCAAAAATTCATAATCTTGCACGGAAGACGCTCCACCAATATAGTTAATCTTTATAACAATTCTAAACTGCGTGTTGTCTTCTGGAATATCAAATGTCTCGGATATAAAAAACCATCTATCTTGAACAGATGTTGTATAAGACTTTAGCCTTTGTATTGTGCTTCCAGATGTTGTATCGTAGTACTCATAACCTATCTCAAAACTAACTGCGTATGCACTTATAGAATTAAAAAATGCTCCTATAGAGAATGTAGATAATGTTTGATTTAATCCTGAGAAGTTAGTAATATCATTGCTTATACAAACTATCTGTCCAAAATCATCATCTGTCAAAGCACCAGTTATTTTTGTGGTCTTGCTTTCTGGAAATGGTTCATCAGTGATGTCTGTAACAGTAACTGCAAAAAGACCAAGGGGATCTCCTGAAGCGTCTTTCCAATTAGAAATATCCCTATCAGACTCATCTATCAAACTTATATAGTCAGCCTTATCATCCAGAGACCATAAAGCAATTGGATGCTCTGCATATATTTTTTCTGCGTACAGGTTTGATGGATTAGACATTGTAAGTCTATTTTACCACATGGCTACTTGATTTTAATCTCACAATAGTCTGTCGTACAGTACATTTCTCCCTGAGCCTCAAGATTTTCTGCACCATCATAAATAGCAGCAAAATCAATATGCTTTAACTTGCCAATATATGACTCATACTGTTCTTCAGTAATCTGAGTATATGGCTGCTGAGGATAAACAGTATTACCCATTGGAAGGAATGACACTGCCTTTAATTGTCCCTCGTACATATGAAGTGCTGGAACAACATGCTTTGACTCTGTTTCCTTGTCAAATGAGAGCGTTACAGAAACACCATTATCGGACCAGTACTTCTGAGCAGTTGCAGCAAGTGCAATCTTTTCAAATAGTGTTACATCCTTTTCAGATCTTGGATGACCTGACTTGATTGGGAAGTAAACTACTGATGTGTTTGCTGATACTACGTCATCTTCAATTGTATACCCCGCTGCTTTGAACAAATGCATCATTGGATCTGTGTTTCCAAATCTAACTGCACGAAGGAAGAAGTTTCCTCCAGGTCCCCAGTGAACTCCAGGAGTTGCACCAGAAAGAATTGAAACTGATCCTGATGGCTTAACTGTTGTTACACGAATTGATTCACGAACACATAGCCATTCTGAATACTGGTGGTCATAGTGACGGATCTTATTGTACCCCTCATCCATCCACTCACGAACAATTGGCAAACCCTTTTGATCTGCAAATGATGCAATACCTGTAAGTGATGTACCAATACGACGATTGCGTTGCATGATGCCGTTTGTTTGTGGCCAGTGTGTTGGAACAAGTGTTACAGTCTTTCCATACAAGTATGCAAACTTCAGGGTACGCAGGAAGTCCTCCTTAGATTCATGACGATTCAAGTGCACTTCTACAAGTGTACATAGTTCGTATGATTCCAATGGCTGCTCCGCACATGGGTTAAATCCCATCACACGATAATCCTTACCGTCTGGCGCATCCTTTAGTCGTCCATAATTACGAGCAACATCAAGCCAGATAAAACCTGGTTCTCCGTTTTCCGTAATTAAATCTACATAGTCTTCGTACTTTGTTCCTACCTCTGCTGAGATAGAGTTGTTTGACATCCAAGCCCAGCCTGGATTCTCTGGATCAAACGAGTTACGCTCTGGGAACATTTCTGAATTCTTTAGATTCATGAATGTGTCGTCTCCTGCAGTGCCCAAAGCGAGTGTTGCTGATCTACGGACATTGCCTGATACCACGCAAGTACCAATAAGGTTTACCAAGTCTACGATGGCACGAGAATCTAGTGTTTCTCCGCCTCTGGAGCCGATTACACGGTCTATCTGGTCGTGCAACTTAATAAGAGGTGCAGGTCCTGATGCAACGCCTCCAAAGCCCTTAATGGGTGCTCCAAGAGGTCTGATCAAGTCGTAGTTAAACTTCTGAATACTCTGGTTGGCTCTGAGATAGGAGTTGATTAGAAGTCTTACAGACTCTACCCAGCCTTCACGAGTGTCTGGGATTTCGAACACCTGTTCTGGTTCTGTTGGGGTATAGATTGAGAAATTCTTATCCTGTCCCACTGTATCAAACCCTACACCAATGCCAAGCATTAATGCATCCATAACCCAAGCAAACAATGCTCCTGGATCATTCTTATCAAGGTCCTTTGTAGAAACCATTGCACAGTTTTGTAGTGCTGCTGAGTTCTTCTTCTCCATAGTCATAGGAGTTCCGAATGCCCACATACCGCGACCTGGTGGGGTCCACTTTAATTCAAACATTCTTTGGAATGCTTCTTGTGCAGACTTCTGAGCCTTGTAGTCATTCCATGGTAAACGATTTTCTTTAGCATGATTCTTTTGAACTGAATACATACCCTCGATTACACGACGACAAACTTCGTGCCATCTTTCCTTAGTTCCATCTTCCTTCATACGAGAATATGTACGAATAAAAGTAATTTCTCCAAGTGAATTTTCTGCTGCATCTTTAAACCCAAATGGGCTTTCTTGGCTTTTGTACTTTTCTACGAAGTCCTCTGGAAGTTTAAAACTAAAAAAATCTGACATTTGTATCGTCCTTTCAAAAACGGATTAAGTGTTAAGTATAGCAGAGTTTTTAAAAAAGCAAAACTCTACCTAAATGTATTGTTGAGAGTTATAAAAAAATTAATTCAGTAATGAATTAGTGAATCCAGTGTTGCGGAACCATTATCTTTTCACCACTCTTGACAAGGTGTGCAGTGTGATGATAAGGTGGTGATGGAGGAAATACAATAATACTTCCAGCCTTTGGCTTAACTGCAAACTGATATGCTGCAGGATCTGCCTTTGCAAAATCTGAATCTGGAGTTGGACCTTGAATAGGACCCTTTGGATCTCTAATAGTAAAAGATATCTCTCCACCTTCGTAATCATCATTAAGGTACATTACGAAAGAAACTTTTAGTCTTTCGTCTCCTTCTTGTTGATCAAAGTGTGCGCCCATAAATGTTCCTGGCTGGTACTTTTTAATTGGATATTGTGGGAATAGTTTTGGCTCATCAGTAATTCCATGTGCTTTTGCATAGTCTCTTGCTACGTCATCAAATGCTTTTTGTAAAGTATCGTATATGTATTTATTTTTTTCATCGGTGTCAGCAGAAAGGGTGATCTGCTTATCTGTTCCGTACACATAGTGTTGTCCGCTACAGGCCATCCATTCTCCCCAAGGATCTTGATTGTCATTTTCAATTGCATCAACAAGTTTCTTTGGGTCTTCAATTACGTTTGTGTAATAATAAACCTTTTCTTCAAGTATTTCTCTGTCCATTTTATATCTCCTTAGTACTTATTTTTTTCGTAAAATCCTATGATTTTCATAAAGCCGACAGTAACATACCTTACAGGTCCTTTGCCTACGTGTCTTACTCCATGCTCATACTCTTCGTTTCCTGGGAAAATAAGCAAAGTTCCTGGCTTTGGCTTTAAGTCTGAATTTTCTTTATTTTTAAAAAACAAAGTTCCATCCGTATAGTCATCGTTAAGATAAAGTATAGCAGCATATTTAATTGAAGGATCTGTATGCTGATCTGTGTGTGGCTTTAACTCAACCCCGCTTTGCATTCTTTGCAATGTTCCAAAACCAGCAAGTTCTAATGATGGGTCTGCTAATTTAAGCAAATCAGAAAGTCTGACATGCAGCCTCATGCTTATTTCCTCATTTATGATATTTAGATTTTTATCTTCCCATCCTTGAGTTATTTCAAACTTGCCTTCAGCAACTAAATTATCAACATCATCTCTGCCAAACTTTTCCATGCAGAATCTAGCAAGATTTTGTGTGTATTCAATAAACCACTCTTCATCGCTAGTTCTTTCAATAATCTCTAATAGTTCTTCTAACTCGCCTGGCTTTAAAAAATTATTTATGGAAAGCACTTGCTCATGAAAAACTTCAACGTTATATCCAGCATCTTCAAATTCTTTTTTTAAGAATACAGACATTTTATAAATCACCTACCTTATACTTGTTTCCATTGGCATCTATCTTATATCCTTCTTTTAGAAGTTCTTGCCACTCTGCTCTTTCAATTTCTTGCTTTGCTCTTGTTTCTTTCATCTCTGCTGCCCAAGCGTCTCTTAGTTCCTGTGGATAGGCAGACTCTTCTCTATCATCCCAGAAAGAACCGATTGTATACCTAACACCACTTTCAATCAAAGACACTTCGTGCATATTATTAAAGCCACCATCAAAGACAGCAAGCATTCCTACTTGAGGCTTGATCTCTATACTTTGATCTGGGAATTTAAGAAGTCCACCCTCAAAGTCATCATTAAGAT